GCTTGATATTCAGGAAAAGCGCTGATGAACGAAGCACCGTATAAGGTGATGTTCTGGGTTTTGTTCTTTCTCGTATGTGTGGCCCTGGTCGCGGATATTGCGAGTGGATTCGGGACTGTCCGCGCGATGGTTGCGGCTATTGTGCCTGCGCTACTCATCGGCGCTGTGCTAATTGGGGCATGTGGTTACATCGCGTTGGCCTATGTCTTCTGGGCAGACGGGCAGCGAGAGAAACGCATGAGCAAAGCCGAGCTGGAGCGCGAGTATTTGCGCCGCGCTTCCGGTGTCGATAAGTCTTACCGCATATGATTGAGACCTCCCGCCGATCGTTCATCACTGGGCTTGTGTCGTTTGTCGCGGCGCCTGCGATTGTGCGCGCGGCCAACATCATGCCGGTGAAATCTGTGGATTTACCGAACGGCATACTTTGGGAATTTACGCAAGACGGCATGGTTTACGGGCGATCACCGATGATGGATGCTCTGCCACTTCTCCAAGATCTGGCGGTTTATGGATCGGCGGCCTATGAAACCCGCGACGGTAAGCGCTATCATATTCCAATTCAGGAATGGCATGCCCGTGACGGCTGGGAAGGGTTTCCTGGCCGATGAAAGTCCAAAAGAAATTCACCCCAAAGCGGGAGCGCGACATTCAGTCGAACGCCGAGTTCATCTATCGGTGGCTGCAGCAATTGCCATCCCCGGCCGATGCCGCGGCTACCCTAGCGATGGTGCAATGCGCTCTGATAATGGGCCAAGGCCCGCGAGATGAGGCTGAGGTTCGCGATAAGATGCGAATCACCACGGAAGGAATCGTGGATATGTGGAAGCAGCAGGTTTCACAGCAGAGCGAGACGAGGCAATGAGCCCGCGCGCATGGTTATGGGGAATTTTGCTTTCTGTCCCGTTGTGGGGCATTATTATCGTGGGAGCATCGCTTTTGTTTTAGGGGTATTTCGTGGGGTATTACCGCAATCCGGATATTGAGCGTATCGTCTGGCATCGGGTAGGAATCGTCTACCCGAAAGCAGGCCAGAAGATCATGCTATTTTTCAAGCCGACCCTGGGGACTGAGGTTCCGATCGTGCTAACCAAATACGACAGCTTTGCAAAGTGGTGCCCGCGGCCGACGCGGTGGGCCAAGATGCCGAGCGGGCCGTTTCACACGAAAGAAACTGATTTGCCGTTGGCGGAGGATGAGGCAGCAGCCGTGGTGGCCATTTGAGCGAAGAGGCCGCAAAGGAATGGCCTGTGGGTTGCCGCAACCCGACATCGTGCGCGAGAAACCGAGAGTGCATGTACCTCAATTGCCCGCACGATGGCAGGGATATCGCGAAAGCCAAGGCATTTCGTAGGCACGACGAAGACGTGGCCGAGCTCGAGGCCAAAAAGTGAGCGCAGCCAGCGATCAGATCCACCGCTTGACGCATGAAAGGTTGCTTGCGGTCCTGCGCTATGAGCCTGGTACAGGCTTATGGTTCTGGCGCGTGCGCCGCGGCGGGATGAAGGCAGGCGACCAAGCTGGAACGCTAGACCCTCTGACGGGATATATTAAAATCTATATCGATGGCGTGAATTATTACGCGCACCGTCTCGCGTGGTTCTACGTCTACGGTGTTTGGCCTGATCCTGAGATCGACCACAAGGATACTGTGCGTGGCAACAATAAGTGGGAGAATTTGCGGGAAGGAACGCGTTCCCAGAACGAAGCCAACATCAAGGTGCGGTCGGCCAATCCGACATGCCTGAAGGGCGTAACCCTCCGCAAAGATGGCAAGTTCGCATCGCGATTGATGGTCAATTACAAGGAAAGATGGCTTGGTCTATTCGATTGTCCTGCCGCCGCGCATTTCGCCTACGTTATAGAGGCAGATAAGGCTTTCGGCGAATTTGCGAGGCCGAAATGAGTGTGGCTTCCGATCAGATTCATTGGTGGAAGACGCATCCAGCGAGAATGGTTCGAGATTTATTTGGGGTGGAACCTGACGATTGGCAGGAGGAAGCATTAGAGGCGTTCCCGACCAAGCAACGCATTGCCATGAAAGCTAGTAAGGGGCCTGGGAAAACTTGCGTTCTAGCGTGGCTGATTTGGAATTTTCTGTTGACGAGACCTCACCCCAAAATTGCGGCCGTCTCAATTGATCGAGATAATCTGCGGGATAATCTCTGGACGGAGCTAGCATACTGGCAAGGTAAGTCGCCTCTACTCTCGAAGACGTTTACGTGGACGAAAGAGCGAATTTTTGCCAATGATTTCCCAGAAACGTGGTTCTGCAGCGCGCGGTCATATGCAAAATCGGCAGACAAGTCACAACAAGCAAACACGCTTGCTGGGTTACATGCTCCTTATATCCTTTTCGTCTTAGACGAATCTGGCGCGATGTCCGATGCAATCATGGCCGCCGCTGACGCAGCGCTAGCCTCGTGCACCGAGGGCCATATTGTGCAGGCAGGTAACCCGACTCATCTGTCGGGACCTCTCTATGATGCTTTCAGCAGACACAAATCAATCTGGTATCCTGTGGAAATAAACGGTGATCCTGATAATCCAAAAAGAGCCAAACGCGTTAATATTGAGTGGGCTAGGGAGCAAATCAGACTACATGGGCGTGACAATCCATGGATCATGATAAACATCTTCGGCCAGTTTCCGCCGAGTTCGCTCAATACCTTGATCGGACCTGATGAAGTCCGGGCCGCGATGAAGAGGTATTATCGCGAATATGAGATCGGTCGCGCGCCCAAGGTTCTTGGCGTCGACGTCGCACGGTTCGGAGACGATACGAGTGTTATTGCGCCGCGGTGGGGGATTCAAATGCTGCCGCTGATCAAGCGCAGGAATATCGACAGCACGCAAGGCGCCGGCATGGTTGCCAGGGAATGGGACGATTGGGGAGCAGATGGATGCTTTATCGACGCCACCGGCGGATTTGGATCTGGCTGGATTGATGCTCTCGCACAGCTCGGTAAAGCCCCGGTCGGTGTGCAATTCGCGGGGAAGGCACACGACAGCGGTCGTTTCTTTAACAAGCGTTGCGAGATGGCCTTTGATTTCGTTGATTGGATCAAGGCGGGAGGCGGACTGCCGGAGGATGACAATCTCCTAGCCGCTTTGGTCAACACGACTTACACCTTTAAGGGCGACAAATTCCTGCTCGAGCCAAAAGACGACGTGAAAATCAAGATCGGTTCCTCGCCAGACGAGTTTGACGCGTGTATGTTGACGTTTGCCGAGCCTATCACTGCGGCCGCTGCTAAACGCCGCGAGAACCGATCGGCGATGCCTCAGCAGTACAATGAATTTGCCGAGATGGATGCTTTGGCAGCAACGGAAGACCTTCACCGGGGGCGATCGAGATGAGATTCGGGGTGGAAGCCAACCGCGGCAAGCGGCGTGAATTCTACCCGCCACCGACGCGTGGCCACGTTTTGCGGATAGCGGTGGTGTTCGCCAGTGGGTTGGCCGTGATGATTGGCATCGTTTATTTGGGCTATTACGCGGTATCTCGCCTATAACCGCACAATATCTAGACATTTGCCGCGCGTGGCTCTACCATGCGTGCCTCACGCTGATATTTGGGCGGGCTCATGTCATTTTTAGCACCAAGTCCACCACCGTCTGCTCCGGCCATCGCGCCACCTCCGCCACCTCCTCCTCCGCCTAATCCACCGTTGCTTGCCGGCGGCTCTGCTCAGGCTTCGGGCGCGGCTCAGCGTGCGGCTGCTGCTGCAGCATTCGGTGGGAGCGCTACAGATAAGACGACGCCACAGGGCGCGGCAGCGCCCTCAACCACGGCTGGCGCTAAATCGCTTTTGGGACAATAGCCCATGGAAGGCTCACGCTGGGCAACGGCGCCTTACGAGGAGCAAAGCGCCTCACTTCTGGCCGAGCAGCCGATTACGCCAACCGAGGAAATGCCGAATCCCAATGAGAATTGGGACACGCTGTTCTCACATCTCGAGGCGCGGCTCGGAATGCTGCGGAGTTGGCGATACAGTTGGTGGGCCTTCTGGGCGGTCCTCGCAAGATTTTTTTTACCCAGGCGTTACCGATGGCTCGTCGTAGCTAACCGTTTCGACACCGGAATTTCGCTTAACGACGCCATCATTGACAGCACCGGCCAGCTTGCGGTTAGAACCTGTTCTTCCGGCATGTGGACGGGGCTTACAAGCCCGTCGAGGCCATGGTTCAAATTGGCCAATAGTTTGCCGTGGATCACCCTAGACGCTGCGGCAAAGGCTTGGATAGAAGACACCGAGACCCGAGTTTACACTGTGCTGGCTGGGTCAAATTTCTACACGCAAATGGCGCAGGCGTTTCAGGACGTCACGGTATTCGGTACAGCGCCGGTCATAATTTACGAGGATGACGAGGACGGAATCCGGCTCTATCTGCCTTGCGCCGGCGAATACTATTTGGCCGTCGGCTCTCGAAACGACGTCGATACGCTTTACCGCGAATTCAACATGACCGCGCGAGCGATCGTCGAGATGTTCGGTTTCGACAATTGCCCTCACCAAGTTCAGACGGCGTTCAACACTGGTGGGGCGTCGTGGGACCTGGAATTCACCGTTGCCCATGCCATCGAGCCTAACGTCAAGCTGAGTTCGCGCGGCGGGAAGAATTCAACGATTAACGTGCTGCCTGGCGTTTTTGTTTACCGCGAGGTCTATTGGCTCAAAGGGACGAAAACCAATAAGCCGTTGAGCAAGCGTGGTTTCCGTACAAAGCCATTTATGGCGGCGCGGTGGGCTACGACGTCGAATGATGCCTACGGGCGGTCCCCCTGCATGGATGCGATCGGCGATACCAAGCAAATCCAGCAGGAAACCCGTCGTAAGGCCGAATTCATCGAAAAGGGCGTGCGGCCGCCGATGGGCGCAAACGTCGAGCTCAAGAACGAGCCGGCTTCGATTATCCCTGCCCAGATCACTTATACGAGCACGGAAGGCGGCAAAAAGGGTTTTTGGCCGCTGTTCGAGGTTTCTGCTCAGTGGGTTTCTCCGTTGATGGAGGATATCAAGCAAGTCGCGGCGAGAATTCAGCAATGTCTGTTCGTCGACCTGTTCATGGCTATTTCGAGGATGGAGGGCGTCCAGCCGCGGAACGAGCTCGAGCTGACCAAGCGCGATCTTGAGCGGCTTCAGGAGCTCGGCCCGTTCGTGCAGTTATTTGAGACGGAATTCGCTGGGCCGGCGATCGTGCGGATTATGGATATATTGCAGCGCAAGGGGATGCTTAAGACAAAGCCTCCGTCCCTGCAGAACGTGCCTCTTAAAATTGATTACATTTCCATAATGCGCCTCGCACAAGCTTCGGCCGAGGCCGTGTCTATGAAGGATACGCTTGGGCTGGCTGGATCACTTTCGAGCGCAGCCAAAGCCGCTGGCGTTCCTGATCCAATTAGGGTCATCAATCTCGATAAGGCGATGAAACACTACGGCGAAATATCCAACTTCAAATCCAGCCTTTTCTACACTGATGATGAGGTGGCACAACACGACCAAATCCGGCAAGCTGAGCAGCAGAAGGCCCAGCAGCCCGGCCAAGCGGCGGCGGCGGTGCAGGCAGCTAAGACATTGAGCGAGACGTCTACGGGCCCGGGCAGCGCGCTCAGTGCGATGCTGCCACCAGGAGTCGGCGGTGCGCCCGGTGGCTGACCGAATCATTTACGGGTTTTTCTACGCCCTCGGCGCGCTGATCTTTTACGAGTTGTGGGAGCACGATATTCTGACGGCTAGCCTGATCTGGAAGATATTGACGGCCGAAATATAGCGGGAACCTTTCCCGACACTGCGACTTGATGCGCTAGCGCCTTACAGCCATCGGGAGATAGCAATGACCGATATGCAGACACATAACGACCCGTTCGCACCGCCGCCTCCCGTGCTTGAGCCTCTTCCACATGAGCCACACAAGCCGTTTGGCCCAGATGACGCTATCGACCAGCGCGCCGCACAATTGGACCGACGCGAGGCTGTGATTACCGCTCGGGAAAACCGGATGGCGGAAATCCTGAAGAATAACGCCCTTGGGGCGTCGCCGCTCACAGATTCGTATATCGACAGCCAGATCATGGACCAGTTCGCAGTCACCGGCACTGACGCGTTCGACGGCCATCCGAACATTACGCCCCAGGCCGCGCGCGCCTTTGCGTGTATGACGCTTTGCGTCTACGTGCTGCGCAATGGCTTCGTGGTTACCGGAGAATCGTTCTCGGACAATCCCGAGGCTTATGACCACAACAAGGGCATGGCAGCGGCTCGCGATGATGCGAAGCACAAGATTTGGATGCTTGAGCGTTACGCGATGCGCAACAAACTGATGGGGCTATAGGCCATGTCCATCGGTTTTGCCTTCTGGCTTCTTTGGCTCCTCTGGCTCATATTCGGTTTCGCCACTTATCGCGGCTATGTCGGCGCCTACGGATGGGCTGGCAATACGCTACTGCTTTTGGTGTTGTTCGGCCTGCTCGGCTGGCACGATTTCGGTCCGCCGATCCACGGGTGACCGATGAAAATCTACAGGCCGAAGCCATCGTATGAGTTGGGCCGACAAGACGCAATCGTTGCGGCGATCGCTGTGCTGCTCGTCGTGATCTGGCTGTTTGTTGGGTGACATGGCTGATTACTCACAACAGATAGCGGATTTGCAGGAAGCGGCCGATATCTGCATTCAGCATACGCTCGGGCCAGTGAACAGGGTCCAGCCTCAATACCCGCGCTGGCCGAACGCGTGGGCCGCGTGCGAAGTGGTCTGGCGTCAGTACCTTGAGATGAAAACGATGGCGCCGGATGGCAGCGACAATGAAGACCGAGAGACGGTCATCCGCGAGGCGGATAAACTCAGGCGCTAAGTTCGACCGGCATGATGACGAAGCCGGCCTCATAAACCTGGCCCAAAATCCAATCGACAATCTGTTCGGGTTCTTCGCCGTTGATCGATGCCGCGATGATCTTTATCAGCGCCTCGCGGGCGCCATTTCCTTGTGGGAATTGGACGATATCGGCGGTCACGGTACCCTCACCATCTGCAGCTTTGCCCAATCTGCGACCTCGGTTGGCTTGTAGGCCACGCGGGACCAGCGGATGCGATAAAACGGCGGACCCCTACCGGCATTGTCCTTTGAAGCGAGATTAGCGAGGCGGCTAGGCGATATTCGATGGCCGAGGGCTGTAAGGTAGGCGGCACACTCTTTGCGGTCTAACCATTCCCTACTTTCATACATCAGCCGTTCGTTCGCCATTCCATCGCCTCCTATAGGTTTGGACATATATCGCATAATACCGCATTTTTGCAACAATATGTTGTAGGTAGGTCAGGTTTCGGTCACAAATCGCGCATGGGGCGATTGACCGAACCTGAGATTTTTGCGTGCCTTAGCGAGAACTTCGTTCTGGCAGCGCAATATTGTGACGATCTCTCCCGCCTCCCCCGCAAGGGACCGAGTTACAAAGCCCTCCGCGAATGTCTGTCGCTCATCGAGGGCGCGGCCCGCCAAGCTGCCTATTGGCGCCAGGACACACGCTGGCTCCAAATCGGATTGTACGTCGAAGAGGCGCACAAGCGCGCCGGCGGATGGCTACGTGGCTACAAACTCCCGAACGGCCAGAGGGTCACCATCCGCGAAGGGCAGCTTCATCCTCTTTTCGTGAAATTGGCTGAAAACCTCCGCGCCGGCCACCGCAAGGCTGAGCAGTTCCGGACTAAGGCCACGGGCCGGATCGGAACATTACTTCCCAAGCCACAGCGCGATCGAGGCTCGCATCGTGAAACCTCACCGGTAGGCTATCGCAAGAGCGCCGGCGGCATTCTGATTCCGGCAGCATGAGCGATGAACCCGATCTCGAACTCGATCTCAACGACATTGCAGACCGAGCCCCAGCCGAGCAAGAGACGGTTGGCGCTGACGACCTCGAAACTGAGAGACGGCGCCGAAATAGGATCAAGCGGGAATACGACGAGGCCGTTGGATTTTGGTCACACGCTCTCAGCACTGAGATCGGCCGACGAGAAATCTGGAAGCTTCTGGAATCCGCTCACGCATTTGAAGATCGCTTCGCGTGTGGTCCGAATGGCTTTCCGCAAGTCGAAGCCACTTGGTTCCAAGCTGGGGAAAAAGCCTTCGGGCAAAGACTTTGGCTCACCCTCCAAAAGTATGATCTTACGGGCGTTTTACGGATGCACGCTGAGCATGATGGGCGTCTCGGCAAGCCCAATGTTCCACGGCGTAAGGTGAAGTAATGGCCGATCCCGTCACACCAGCGCCAGCCGCCCCTGAATTGCCTCTTACCGGTGGTGCTGCAGCGCCAGAGGCCACGGTCACAGTTTCAGCCACCGCAAGTGCACCTGATCCTGCGGCGCCGCCGGTAACGCCTGAACCAATCAAGGAGCCCACCACTCCCGAACCAATCAAGGCTGCGGCCGAAACGCCGTCTTTGCTTGAGGAGATCGGCGCGCCAGAAAAGCCTGCCGAGACTCCGAAACCGGAAGAAAAGCCAGGCGACAAACCGTCCGAGAAGCCTGCGGAAAAGCCCGCTGAGACCAAGCCTGCCGAGAAACCGGTAGAGGTTAAGCCAGCCGAATCCGTCAAGCCGGAACCGGTTGCCTACGAATACACCGTTCCCGAGACGATCAAGATGGACGATGCCCTCAAGGGCACGTTCCATACAGCTTTGGACAATTTTCGCGCGGACCCTGCCAAGGGCGCGCAAGGCCTGGTGGACCTCCACAATCAGGCGATGACGGACTACGCCACCCACCTTGCCGCCGAACAACAGCGTGTTTTCAGCGAAACCCGCAAGGAATGGCGCAAGCAAGTCATGGCGGACGAGCAATTAGGCGGATCTGGATACCAGACCACGATGAAGGCAGTCGCGCGGATGCGGGACATGGCCGTTCCTGAGAAGGATCGGGCATCGTTCAACGAATTTCTCCGCGTGACCGGAGCTGGGGATCATCCGGCATTCCTCCGCGCTATGCACAATTTCGCACGGTATTTCGACGAGCCTGGCCTTCCCCCGCCGAACCCGACGCCACCGCCCGGCAACGGGACGCGCGGCGGGTCACGCGGGCGAGTTCTTTACGACAACCAACGGTCAAACCGAACGCCGCAATAGGCGGAACTTAGGAAAGGACTAACATCATGGCGACCGGTCAATGGCCTACCATTGTCGATCTCACATCCCGCATCGCGCCGGATGGGAAACAGGCATACATCGCGGAAATGCTGTCTCAAAGCATTGAGACGCTTGAAGATATCCCGATGAAGGAATCGAACGAGATCGGCGGGCACGAATTCGTGTTCCGCACGTCGATCCCGGCAGGTGCGTGGCGCCAGTACAATCAGGGCGTCCCATATTCCAAGTCGACGACCGCGAAGGCCCGCGTTGGTCTTGGCTCGCTGGAGGATTACTCTCAGGTCGACCGTATGTTGGCGGAAGACTCCGGCGACATCGACGAATTCCGCGAGAACGAAGACGTCGCGTTCCTCGAGGGCATGGGCCAGACCATGGAACAGACCCTCTGGTACGGCAATACGGCGGTTACGCCAGCCGAGTTCATGGGCATGGCACCGTTCTATAATACGGTGAGCACGGCCAACGCGCAGAACGCCCAGAACGTGATCGATTGTGGAGGTACTGGCTCATCGAATCTGTCTCTGTGGCTGGTTTGCTGGGGCGA